CTAAAATCTGTAGCCAAACCGCGCGCGTGATTAGACAACTGGCCAGGCTTTGTACGAATATCCCTAATTATAAAACTGCCATTATTCCAAAGCGAACCCATAGACCGTTTAACTATTTGCCGTATAAATTCGTCATTACCTGCTAAAGCTCGACTAGCTACAGGCGCTTTAGCAGCTGTGTACGGTCTAGTCATCTTCGTTTAAATATTCGTTACGTTTGCTTTTAATACCGTTTGAAGCAACCAGGCCCGATAAAGTGCCAGTCAAAAAAACTACGATCGTGGACATCAAATCTATAAATGCTGCGTCGTTTGGGCTTTGTTCTATTGGCTGGCTTACAAAAAGTAGGCCGTAAACCATACCTACAACAATGACGCTAAAAACTAAACCTAACAGTACGCCTACCGTAACAATTAAACGCGCGTGTAATTCGTCTGGGCTGTATCGGTAGCGCTTCAAGGCGTTACCCCGCAACGGTCTGGCACATAACAAGTATTTAGCGCAGAATTTTTAACCTTTGATTTAACCGTAATTGTGTTGTCGCGTGTAGTTTCGCAAGCGGTCATTATAAGTATTAACGCAAACAGCCCGTACCGCATTGCATTACGGCTCGTCAGGTAACTCAATTATTGGCGGCGTAAAATCTTGTGTTTGTTCGTCATATGTAAACCCTAAACCTGCGTACGTTTTGTTTGGGTGGTCAATAAATGTTTCTACCCAAGTGCCTGTGTATCGATCAGGGTTTGCTGCCATAAATTCTGTTGTTACTACTGCAACATTTGTAACAATGTTGTCGCCGTTAATTTGTGCAAAATATTGTGCTTCCATAGTTAAACCTTAAACCTGACATACACAATGCCTGAACCACCTGAACCGCCAACTTTTGGCGGTGTGACTGTGCCAGCACCACCACCGCCACTAGCAGTATTTGCTGCAGCCGCAGCGCCATTATTAGCACCACTACCACCCGCACCGCCAACAGACGAACCGCCAGCACCACCAGTTGTAGAGCCGCCGCCGCCACCGCCGCCGCCCTTAAATAATGCGCTACCGCCAATAAATGCGCTGACATCGTAACCTGCACCGCCAGCACCACCGACAGTACCGCTAGCACGATTAGCACCAACAGCTGTAACGCCACCACCACCCGCTGCAGACGCACTACCTGAAACGCTATCACCGCCAGCAAAACCGCCGACCGTAGGCAATGCACTAACAGCACCAGTCAAATAGTTCTGGTATGCAGCGCCACCACCACAACCACCAATACCTGCAGCAAAACCACCTGCCGGAATATAACCGCCACCAAAACCGCCACCCGGTACAGCCAATGATCTAGCAGTTGTGTCTATTGACGAACAAAAACCGTTTGTTGGTTGGCTTGTGCCAACGCCACCCGCGCCAATATCAACAGCGTATGTTGCTGCTGCTAAATAAACTGTTGATTGCACGTAGCCGCCTGCACCGCCACCGCCACCGCTAACGCCGTTGTCTGTTGTTGAGCCACCGCCACCGCCACCGCCGAACAATAAAACATCAAACAAACCTGCTTTAGACACAACGAGATTGCCGTCAGTTGTAAAAGTTAACAACGTGTAATTTATGCCGCCAACGGTAATTGAACTACTTGAGCCGCCAGTCGCCGTACCGTAATTTGCGCCTGACCCTAGGTTAAAAAAAGTGAAAGTTGACGCCGACAATGCAAGTAAATAGCCGCCCCCATATTGCGCCAAAGCAAGCGAACCGCTTGTGTTAATAGTTACGCCCGCACCCGCAGTAATCGTGCAAGTGCCTGCACCTTTGTTAGCGACTTGAATAACGTCGCCAACGGTAAAAATCGAGTTGTCAACCGTGATCGTTGTAGCGCCTGCAGCGTTCATAATTGTGCGCTTAGTAACGTCAGCATTTACTAAAACGTAACTAGCGGTTTTGTCCGATATCGGCAAATTTTGTATGTCGTTAAGTTGCGCGGCCGTTAATACTGCACCGCTAACAAATGGAAAAGGCGTAGTCATAGTGTCTTTACTTTACCCTAAAACGTTATCGGCGTCTAGTATGCCGTAAATAGCGTCATTTAAAATCAGTTCAAAAACGACAACAGTAGGCGCAGTAAAAAACGTAACGCTGTGGCCCGTGCCAATATCTAAAAGAAATTCGATACCTTCTACGCTTAATTCTTGCGCCAGCTGTGTAGTGCTGTTACCGCTAACAAAAGACTTTTCTATGCTAATCGTGTCGCCAATGTCGATTAAAGCTAGGGCGTCGCGCTGGGCTGTAGTCAGCATATTAAACGCCGTACCAACAGACGTATAACGCGCTTGGGGTTCACCGTCTAACAGATAGCTAGCTAGATCGGCGGCTGCCGTGTCGTTGTGTAAAAGGCTATTAGTAATGCTTGTAGTTTGTATAAAGTATTTGGCTTGGCTGCCTGCGTCGTCTGCTATTTGCGGGTTATTGCTTCCTAAAATTTGGACTACTGCACGGTTAATAACTTGATCGGCTTCAAAGCTAATACCTAAAGCGTTGTAGGGCGTGTTTGTGCCGTCGTCGTGAAAGTCTGCTACTGCCCCGCTTAGCGTGTTTCCTATGCGCGGTTGAAAAGTTAGTAAGCCGTCGCGCGACATAAATAAACGTCCTTGTTCGGCGTCGTTAATTTGGCTGCAATACGACAAGGCGTTAGTGCCTTGCGAAACGGTGAAAGCTGCCGCGCCGCCTAAAGTTTGTGTAGCGGTCGATATATCCCTAGCTAACGCTGGGAAGTTTACTTCTGGTAAATCTAAAACCGCTTCTAAACGTTCGTTAGTTAATTCTTCGCTTACGTTAAATTCGTCTAAAAATGTTTGGCTTAACAAATAAAAATCGTCAGCACAAAAAACAGTAACCGTGTCTAAAATTCCTAAACCAAAATTGTAGTTATAATTAACCACGTAACCTTTAAAAAGATATTGGGCGACGTTGCTACTGTCGTAGCGCACTAACTCGACTTTACGCATAGGCGCTAAACCTGGCTGAGATAACGCCGTATCAAAAAAAGGCGAATTCTGGTCAAACGGGTTAAAAATTCCGCTTGTATCTGTCAAAGTAAACGACATAGTGCCCGCGCCAAATTGGTCGCCTATGTCTTCGCGGCCACGTTTAACGCGCACATTTACGCAGCCGTCTAAAACTGGTGCAAAATCGGTAGTACCGTTTAAAACGTATTCGGTATTGTTTAAAACGCCAGCGGTCGCGTCATCTAAAATGAAAGCGTCTTGAATAAAGCCTGTGTCTATAAACAGTTCGTAGTTACCCGAACCGACTACCGCTACGCCAGCCATTACGCGATCTGCAACTGCAGCGGGCCGCTTAAACGGTTGTAAGCGCGTAGCGCGTCGTTAAGTGCTTCGCCTACTTCGGCTTTAGTAGCAAGCTGGCTATTAACGTTTATAGTTACGTTGCTTAACGGTTGGCCTTTGTCTGTGGGTGCGCCTACGGGTATAACGCTAGGCATAGTAGGCGCGGTCATTGTTGGCGTAGTGCTAATAGCGTTATTAAAGCCGCTGCTAATGCCTTTAACGTCAGCAAGGTTTATACCTTTTTTGCCTAGCTTGGCTTGGGCTACAGCCATAGCCGCTTCGACGCCTGCCAAATATTGTTGGGCGTTAGATACGCCAGCGGAATAAAACTTGTTGGCTGACAAAATGCCGATTTGTTCAGCTATTTTGTTTGTTTCTTCTACAAGTTTGTTAGCCCGTAAAACGTTTTCGCTAGATTGCAAAAGCTCTTTAGCGATAGCTGCCCCGCTATCTACGCCCGCGTCGATCACCTGTTGTAGTGCTTCTTGAGATAGACCACTAGCTAACAGCTGTTCTACAAGGTTTGCAAACTCTTTAGCTTTATCAGCTTGTTTTTGAAGCGCACTAAAAAACGTTAAACCTGCGTCTTCGCCGCCTTCCTCAAAAGCCGCGCCAAAATCTAAAGCGGTTCTAATAACGTCAGCTACAGAATTTGCGTAATCGTCAAAAGCTTTTTTAGCTTTTTCTACACGGTCTTTAGCGCCTTCTAACGCTTGGGACATTTCTTTATTTAGGGCGTCTGCCGCTTCTTTAACGGACTTAGTAACTTTCTTTGCTGCGCCGCTTAAACCTTTTTCTTCGTCTTCGTCTGCTAATTCGTCAGCAACTTTTTTAACTTCTTTGCCAAAACTATTTAACCGTTTTTCGGCTTCTAGAATTGTTTGGTTTTGGCTTAAAACTGCGCCTTGTAAAACGCTTACTTTGTAAGCAAAACTATCAAAACTTTTTTCTAATGCGCCAATGTCGATAAAGTCGTCAAAGACTTTAGACATAGTTTTTATAGCGTCTAACGGATTACCTGTAACAAATTGAAACTGCGCTATAAGCACCTGAACAGACTTATAAACGACGTTTGCCATTTTTGCGGCATTAACAGCAATAAACCTAAACGCTTTAACTAAACCTTCACCAGCCGCGCCAGTTTCAGCTACAGCTTGACGCAGACCTGCACCTAAACCTTGTTCGCCAAACGCTGTTATAACTCGATCTACCGCTGGTAGCACTTCGTCGTTTAAGAATTTAACTACCGCTGAAAACGCTGGTATTAACAATTCGCCTATTTTGGTTTTAACGTTCTCAAATTGTGCGCTAAGTATTCGTTGCTGGTTAGCTAAACCGTCTGACGTCCGCTCAAAGTCGCCTTGCGCGTCGCCTGTCTGTTCGTAAATAACTTTTTGTGCAGCTAAAATCTTTTGTTGTGCTGTTAGCGCACCGCTGCCCGAATATATGCCTAGCTCTAACGCAGCGCTTTTTAGTGTCGCGTCATTAAGTAAAACGCCAAAACGCCTTAACGGTTCGGCTTCGCCGCGTAACGCAGCGCCAATAGCGTTAATGGCTTCGTCTGGCGTTGTGTTATTAAACGACGCTAAATCTGCAGACAAAGTTATAAAATCAGTAGTAAACGTTGCCAGCTGATCGCCTGCTAAACCTGCCGCTTTACCAAAAGTGCCAAAAGTACCTGCAGCGGCTAAAACTTGATTTTGAGACTGGCCAATATCCCGTGCAGCGGTTTTAGCAAAATCGGTTACAGCCTTGCCAGCGTCGCCAAAAATAACTTTAATTTTGCTTGTATTTTCTTCCAGATCGCTAGCCGCTTGAATAGCTGGCATTAAACCCTTAGTAAATATAAGCGCTGAACCAGCGGCAGCTATAAGCCCTGGCACTACAGAAGCTTTAAGAATATTGCCTAACTTGCCAGCTGGCCCACCAATACCCGCTAAAGCTTTTTGCGCTTTGTTTAAACCGCTATCGTCAAACGTCGAAGTAATCGGAATGTTAATTGCCATAGCGAACCTTCAATTTTTTGTTTAGCGTTTTAGATACTTCGTCCACAATTTGTTTTACTGCAAATTGTACGGTTTCTCTGTGTTGCTGTACGGCTGGGTCTATTGCGCGTGGCTGGCTACCAACTTCGATATTTAGATTATTAACAAAATTAGTATTTTTTGTTTTAATACCTGCGTGGTCATAGATTGCGCCTGCCGCGTCCATTTGCTGGGCGACCATTAATTGGTACGGCCTGGCTTTAAAAGTTACGCTATGGCTTTCACGCGGATTATTTTCGGCGTCAAACTTATCTTTAAATTGAACTGTGCCGCCTTTGCTGGCGCGTCTACCTACCTTGATTTTTAGACCAGCTTTAGCGGTTCTGTTTGTCCAGTAAACCTCACGGCCTTTAATAAGTTTGCCGCGCACCATACCCGATAACGGCGGCACGTCGCCTATTAGCTGGCGGGCTGTAGCAATAATTGGCGCACCAGCGCCTTTAATATCTTTAGTAACTTGCCGTCTGTAAACCTTGTCGTATTTGTTTAATTCCGCCAACGTTTCTTTAATGCCTTCAATTTGTAAAACTAGTTTTGCGTCAGACATAAGTTTTATTCTGTTTGCTTAAAATGTCTACAACCGTGTAAAGATCAGATATGCCAAATTCAATATGGTTAGGCCAGTAATGGCAAGTTACCAACACTTCGGCCATAAGATAACTTACTGTTCCTGGTCGACTTTTAAATCAGCGGCCTGATCTATTACCTCAATATTTGCAAGGCTGTTAATAAAAGTGTCTAGCGAACTAGGTACGGTAATTCCGTTTAGGCGGCTGGCTTCGTAACACATATAGGCCAAGTCTTCGACGCCTATTCCGTTGGCTATGTCTGAAGCTTTGCGCTTATATTTTCTTTCCCATAAAACTATGGTCATTAAGTTAGTTTGCACTTCGTAATCGTTGCCGTCTTTAAATACGGCTTTAAGTGTTAATTGCATAATTGCCTTTCGTAGGGCAGCACTTTATTAGTGTTGCTTGTTTTATTAGTTCTCAGCGGCCAAAGCCGCGCCATTACGAAACAGCTTTAGCTAATGTGCCACCTGTAAACGTAAGCGTAATAGTGCTTAGTTCACCTAGCGAAGCGTTAATAGGCGTATGGCTTTCCAAGTAAGCACCTGTAAGCGTGTACTTTGGTTCTGTAGCGCTAGGCGTTACAAGTCCTGCAGCTGTAGGCGAAACTGTAATAGTTGTTTGAATACCTACAAGGCCGTAAATAGTTGCTTCTGTTTCTGACGCTGCATAACTTTGATAAAGCGTTACTTCAAAAGTATTGTTTTGCAACGAAGTTACAGACGAACCGCCAAACTTGCGGGCTGTATCACCAAACGCGGTAGTTTCTAATTGTTCGTAATTAAACGTCAATACGGCGCTAGTTGCCTGATCTGTAAGGTTGACGCTGTTAATCGTTAGCGCTGGGTTCGAAAGATAAACGGTAGTTGCCATAGTGGGTTAGTCCTTGTCTGTTTCTGTATCTTTAGTTTTAGCAGATTTTTTAGGCGTATATGTGGATATATGCCCGCTATCTATAAGCACGTCAATATTTATTCCAGCTGCTTCTAAATCGTTGCCGTCTAAAATATCGCCGCGTTTACAATTAGCGAACCTATCACTAGTAACTATGTATTGTGCCATATCGTGCCTTTACTGGGTTTGTGCTTGCATTGTTATAGTGAGATCATAGGCGGGATACGCTACGCCGCCTATTAAAGCTTCTGTAGGCCTACCGTCCGTAACGCCTACATTAGCACCCAGCACTAGCGAAGCTAGGTTAAGTAAGCTGCGTTGGGCGTCTAGGTTGCCTGGCCCTAAAGTTATTACCCGTACTGGAAACGACATTTTTACTATGTTGGCGTTAAACGCTTCGAAGCTTGGCGCGTCAATGAAGGCGCAAGGCGGGTTTAAATTTCGGGGATCGTTCACAACTTGTAAGCCTGTAACGGCTGTAAGTGTTGTCGTCAGATTAGTTAGCGACGTGTTGAACAGATCGGTAAAGTTTTGGGGCATTACGCAACCGCTGGCCTATCGACGCCTAACAGTTGTTTAATCATTGGCGACAAACCAAAACTGTTAGCTGTACCTAGACCGTCAAACGACGCGAAATCTTGTACGCCGCCGCGCTGTCGATACAACGCGCCCCCATACATAATTGTTCCTAAACTTACCGAACCATTTGGCACGGTAGTAAGACTTTCGTTTTTGTAGCCAGCTTCGCGCCTTCTGGCGTAACAAAAATTGTTTGCTGCCAAAGCGCATTGGGTTAAAAATGCTGTATCGGCTGCTGTTGCTGTGCCAATGCCTAACCAGTCTTCTATTTGTGTTGAATTTATCCACGTACAAACTGGCGTAGTGGTTAAAGTTCCTGACGCTGCAACTATGTTTACGTTGTCAGCGGTTTTAGCAAATAAAACTTGATTAGTTATTGGTCTTTCAATGTCGTATAAAAAGAAACCTTCTATATCAACGCCGTTAAAATAATATTGTGGCAGCGCTTCGACTGTGTAAGTACCGTTAAACGTGGCGTCTACGCCTGCGATAACTACGCTTTGCCCTACTTCTAACGGGTCAGCGTTTGTAACAAGTACAACTACTGCGTAGTTATCGGTTAAATATTTTTGTTTGACCGAATAGACGGCCATAGATGGCCTTCTTTCTGATCGTTAAACGAACTTGACGAACTTAGTAGCGTCTGCCATAAACCCAGCTGCGTAGCCTCTGAAGGCAATAGTGCGGCCAAGTGTTGCTGGTACGTCTACTGAAATTGCGCCTTTTTGCTGTTCGTAGAATTCAAAGCCTGCAGCTGGGCCTGCAGCGTGGCCCATAAACGAACCTGGGGCGTGGCGGTCAACTACAAGCACAAGGCCTAGTGGGTTGCCGTTCCAACTTGTAGCAGAAGAATTACCTGCAGCGTTTTGACCCATAAGGTTTGGTGCGCCTACAAATGGAAACACTGGGCGGTTTTGGTCATCTACCGAACTTGCCAAAGCTTTCCAGCTAGCAGGCGTAACGAACATATGCGTAGGCAAATAATTGCTATCTGTAGAAATTTGTCGTGCGCCTTCGTAAATTGCTGCTACCCAGTCCGCACCTACTGCAGTGTCTGCAACAGATGAAGTTTGTGTAATTGCAGCGTGGCAAGTATCTATTGCGTAGTTGTCAGTTGCCTGTCCATAGGCGATAGCTAACTGATTTAAAATGATGTCAATGCTGGAAGGGTCTGACCAGTCCAAATCTTGTTCGGACACGGTAACAAATGTTCCAAAACTTAGTTTTGAAATATCGTTATTTGAAACGACAACAGTCGAAGCGTTTAACTGGTCAAATTGTGCTGATTGTTGTGTTACTACTGGGCGCGTCGTAATTTTTGGACGACGAAACGTTGCACCAGCTGTAGGCATTGCGCGAGTACCGATCGCAGACACGAAAGGCCTGATCGGGTTAAGCGAATCATACACGCTGCCGACAATAATTTCTGGAAGGATACCTGGCGTCGATTCAGTATTTATAAATGGTGCAACGCCTGGCGCAGCTTCAATTCGTGCCGCGTTAATGTTTGCGTTAAGTTGTGCAAAATCTGAACCGCCGCGCACATACGCTGCAATATATTCAGACGTCGAAGGTAAACGAAGTTTTTTTGGTTGTGCGTAAACCGTGTGTACGGCTGCAGCTTCGATTACTTGCGGAATTTCTGTTGGCTGTGTCATTTCTGTTACCTCTGGTTCTGGGTCTTGTTTACTATTTAACACTACTTCGGGTTCTGGTTGGTGGATACTTGCAGCAACGCGATCTACTTTAGCTGCCTCGAAAGCGCCAAAAGGTAGAAGGCTTAGCTCTTGCCAATCGGCTTTAGTAATAATCATTGTGCCAGCTTCGTCAAAGCTAAATTCAACTGGCAAAATACCTACTGACAAACTATCTAAAACGCCGTCTTTTGCTAGTTGTAACGCTTCGTCCCCTGCGCGAGTTTCGCTTATGCGGGCTTCAAATAGCACGGTATCGCCTACCTGTTCGCGGCTTTCCACTATGCCTATTGGCTGGGTGCTGTCGTGGTAAAGATACATTTTTGGTTTCTTGCCTTCAAGCGGTAAAGAACCATTAGCAAACTTTACTTTTTGGCCGTCAGATACTACGGCTTCCACGTCATATTGAACCGCTACGCCCGCCAACGTTCTACGGGGCAGCTTCTCGCCAGCGGGCGCAGCGTCTAAATTTAAATCTTGCGGCACTAATCTAATCATTGTTTATATCTACCGTTTCTTCTTCGGCTTCTTCTGGTTGCATTTTTTCTTGTTGTTCTAAATAACTTTCAATGTCGAAGCGTACTACTGTTCCGCGCGGCAGAACGTTATTTGCGCTTAGCGTTTCTTGTATGCAATCGATATATGGTTTAACGCCAAAAGTATAAAGATCGCGTGAAGCTTCCGCGCTTGAAACGTAACTGTAATTTCCAATGCTGACGGAAACTAAGTACGCGGGGACGTTGGCGATCCTGGCAATTTCTTTTGCTTGATATTCTGCAGCGTCAATTAACAGCATTTTGTCGGGCGTTGCCATATTTGGTATTACTTCGACAAATTCATTTACAGCGCTTGTAGCAGAAGCAAAACGTGCTTCGTCGTAGGCAGCGGCTAAATCGCGTAATTCTTGCGCTGACATAGGTTCGCCGCCAGTTTGGCGAAGGGTAACGGCTGGCTGCAAACTTGACGCGTTGCGATTACGGGCCTGTTCTAGTTTTAGTGCTGTATCTACTGAAGTAGCGCCAGTAAAAATTAGGCCTTGAATTGGGCTGAGAAACTGCACTAAGTCTTCGTGGTTGATTGGTAAACCTTGAAACAAAACTTGTTTAGACGGGCCAAACCATACGCCGTTAGTTGCTGCCTGGTCTTGTGTTGTAACTATTGCAGCTGGCAGACGTGTAAACGAACTTGGATAACCTGTTGATTTGTCGCGTTCGGTAATATACCAAAAAGCGCGACCGTAAAATAAAAGATCGTCAAGTGTAAATGAAAGTATAAAATTATTTGTTACGCTTTTGTCGATACGGCCTAGCCAACTGCGCGGGGCTTCTGGCACTAACTCGATTTCTTCGCCGTTCCAAATTTCTTTATACATTTTTAATGGCAAGCAACCAATAACAGAAGCCATAAGGTCTCTTGATCTTGAAATTGTCGGGACTTGCATAAAACGCTGTCTAATACTGCCGTCTGAATAAGCGTAAAAATTACCGATCTGCGAAGCGCCAGCATTACTACCAGTTCGACTAGACGCACTACCAGCGGCAGCCTTAACTATTGTTGCTGGTTCTGGTTTGCGGGTAAATAATGCCATTTGTTTAGTATGCCACACTTTATAAAAGTTTTGGTGGTAGGTAGCCGCCGCAGTCGCCCTACGAGAAAGATAAGAAACTCGACGGCTACCCGCAAACTATGTTAGCCGTTTAGTAAAACTATATTTGCCTTTTTTGGCTGACGATAATCGGTTTACCTATTGTGGCTGGTTTGCTGACCATAGCTACAGCGAACACTAAACAGCGTGCTAATTCGATAGGGCCTGGGCTACGCAAACTAGACAAAGAAATAGACCCCTGGTTTTTTATTGCTACTGCCCGTTCCACGTGTTGGGCTAAAAGTGTGCTGCCGTCGTGCCGTATTTTGCCTTCTAGAATTGCTGCCCTAGCGCCTACCGTCCAGCGTTGCAGTTCACGATTACCGACAATAGACGCCCGCCGTTCAAACTTTGTTGGTAAAGACATTTCAAAAGCTGGCGTAATAAGTAGCCGTGTCGTTTGATCTTCACAAGCGTTTTCTACAGCTTGCCAACAATCAGCCAACGTATCCTTAACAAACTCGACGGCCAACTGTATTTGGCCTTTGCTGTTCATAGCGGCTCTGACGCCTACGTAACGGGCTTCGTCTTGGCTTTGTTCTATGGCTAGTACGCCGCCTTTAGGCATTGGGTCAGCTGTTACTAGCTTGTCAAAAACGCCAGGCTGTAGCCAGCCGTTAGCGCTAGCCGTCCAAAGATTTACCGAACTGCGCAGAAAAGCGTTACGGTTTGGTTGTTCAGCTTCTGACGCGATCACGTCTAGGGTTAGTGTGCTGCCTACAGCGGGGTTAGCTTTTATCCAAGCTTCTGGCGTTAAAGGGTCAATATCGCTACTTGGTGAATATTCGGCAAAGTAAAGCGAAGTGGTTTTCTTTTCGTCTATCGCCCGTAAACCTTGTTCACGCCATTTTTGCATTTCGCGGCTACTTTCGTCGCCAGCTGTCGAAGTCATAAACAACAGCGGACTTTTACGGGTACGCATAGTAGGCAACAAACCTACGCTTACGCTGTCTGGCGAAACCGCCCAAAGTTCATCTATGCACACTAGATCGGCTGTCAAACCGTGAAACGAAGTCGGGGTAGCAGCACGAACTAGCCAGCGTGTACCGTCAGGCAAATTAGCTTCGTTACGGCCTACCGCCCAAGTCAAAATTGCGCCAAATTCTTTTTCTAAAATTGGTGCTACCTGGTTAAACAGTTCTATAGCTAGGTCTAAACGGTGCGCTGTAGTAATGATCGTTTGGGGTCTACCTCGAAGCTTTGGCATAACCGTAGCCCAATAGCCAACTACGCCAGCTAGCAAAATGCTTTTACCGTTTTGTCTAGCGACACTAACTAGGCCTTGCCTATGCAACAGATCGCCGTCTGCGTTATGACTAAGCAAACCGCTAGCGACATAATACTGCCAGTTCATAAGATCGACGTTTAAAAAGTCTTTAGCCCAAACTTTTACGCCGTCAGCAAAATAACGGCCGTCCCGATTACAAACAGTTTCTAAACGCGGCTTCCAAACGTCTGTATAAATATTCATTGTTTCGACTGGTTGCCTTCTGTTGTCATCTGGCCAGTTCGCGCTAGTTACGCCCAGTTCGGAAACCAAACCGCTAGTTTCAGCCATTTTAGATAAGAAAATAGAAGCG